TTACCAGACCGGAATTTATGATGTTATGCCTAAGATATTTCAAGACAGCTGCATATTTGACATTGCAGTTATGAAGATAGGCAGAGAAGATTCTGAATTATTTGTAGAACGTATATTTCCCAATGAGATTTTGTGGGATCTCAACGCAGCCATGTATGCAGATCAACCACCAAGTCTGCACCAGGTAAAATCAATTCCACTGGAAACACTGATAATGCAGTTTCCTGAGAGAGAAGAAGAATTACGCTACGCAGCTGCAACAAAAGATGATGACATGATGAGCTCAGAAGAAGGCCATGAAGCAGAAATGGTGGAATGCGTGGAATCCTGGCACTTGCCAAGTATGAATGGAGCAGATGATGGCAGGCACGTTATACACATGGACACTGTGATCTTGGAAGATGAGCAGTATACATACACCAGCTATCCATTTGTATTTTGTAAATGGGGTGATGCGTGCGTAGGATTTGCAGGTATATCCCTGGCAGAACAACTGAAGAATATCCAACTGGAAATTAACAAACTGGCACTCAGGATTCAGCAGAGTATGCACCTGCTCAGTGTACCCTGGTTGTTTGTGCAACATGGTTCAAGAGTTGTAGAGTCACGTTTGAGGAACGTACCAGGCACAATCGTAAATTATGTAGGGCAGCCACCTCAGAGCTATACGCCTACTGCAATGCATCCTGAAGTTTATTCACACATGGAAAGGCTTTACCAAAAAGCCTATGAGATTGCAGGTGTTTCGGAACTGAGTGCAACTGGCAAAAAGCCAGCAGGTCTGGAATCTGGCGCAGCTCTGAGGACATATCACGATATTGAAACTGAAAGATTTATTTCAGTGGGGCAGCGTTTTGAGAAAAGTTTTATGGACGCTGCTGCGTGGTTCTTTGATCTGGCAAGGGAAATAGTCAAGGAGTCTGGGAGTTTCCCTGTACGCGGGATCAAAGGCCACGCATTAGAGACTACAGACTTTAAAGACATCGAACTTGCGCAGGAAGATTACATACTCCAGGCATACCCTGTATCACTTTTGCCAAGCACTCCTGCAGGAAGACTCCAGGCAGTTACAGAACTCATCCAGAATGGAATTATTAATCAGCGTGAGCATATTGTGAGGCTCTTAGACTTTCCAGATTTGGAGAGTGTTACCAGTTTGTATGATGTTCTGGAACGTGATGTAGAGTGGCGCATACAGGAAATAATTGATAACGGAGTTTATCATGCACCGGAACCTGTAATGGATCTCGCATTTGCGAAGGAACGCATGACAATTGCGTACCTGGAAGCACAGCAGGATGAGCTGGACCTGGATAAAATCAACATGATGATCCAGTTTATTGAGGAATGCGATGCACTGACGCAATCAGCTGCACCAGAAGGTGAAGCACCTGGAGCTGAAGCACCTGCAATGCCAGGTATGCCACCACCAGGACCACCAGCTGATGTAACTATGCCAGAAATGCCAGAAATACCAAATATGGGCGTGCCACCGGAGACACCACCGCAATTGCCAATATAACCCTAAACTAAAACGGACATGGAAGTTGAACACACGGAAACACCAAAAACACCAGAAGTAGCAGAAGTAGCAGAAGTAGCAGAAGTAGTAGAAACAGAAACACTCTCTGAGATTGACCAGGCACAGATAAATGAGTGGATGGATGAAAAGATAGGTCCACTGGAAACTGAAGATGTAGAAGCAGAACCTGAAACAGCTGCAGAACCTGAAACAGCTGCAGAACCTGAACCTGAAGCAGCTGCAGAACCTGAACCTGAACCTGAAACACCCAAGGTAAGCAAAGCCTTTTCTAAGGTTGCAAAAAAAGAAAGAGAAGTTCAGCGTGAAAAGCAGGAACTCAACAAGCTAAAAGCAGAACTGGAACCTTTGCGCCAGGCAAAAGAGAGAGCAGACAAAGGTGATTATTTAGGTGCTTTGGATGGCATTGGGTGGAATTACGAAAGTGCCACTAACCAGGTACTCCAGGATGGAAAACTGCAGCAACCAAAAGCAGAACCAGCTGCACTTACTCCAGAGGTTGAAGGACGGTTGGCAAAGCTGGAAACTATGGAAAGGCAAAAACAGGTTGACAATTATGTCCAAAGAATAAAAACTAAGGTTGAAGCGGACGAGCGTTTTGAATTAGTTAAAGATAATTGGGATAACGCCTGGCCGACAATTTTAGAAATGCAGAAGATAGTTGCCAATGAAACTGGCACTATAAAGCAGGATGAAGAAATACTCCTGGAAGTAGAAACCTTTTACGAGCAACAGGCTCAGAGTCTTGCTAAAAGCAGCAAGATGAAAAAACTGTTCCAGCCCGAAGCTGACCCACCGGAAAAACCTTCGGATTCTCCACGGACTACAAGAAAAACTCTTAGAAACAAAGTCACTGCATCGCAGCCCGCAGATAAAGGCACGCCCAAATCGCGAAGGGAACGTCTTGAAGCTGCACTTGCCACATACGGTAGCAACCTGTGATGCCAAATTTAATTTATATGGAGAATCCAAATGGCAACAGCAACTACGCTGACTGCCTGGGATAACGCATTAAAACAATATTACAGGGGTGCTGAAGTCGAGAAATTAGTCTATGACTCGCATCCGTTCATGGAACTTGTCCCAAAGGACGAAAAGTTTCGTGGTGTAAATGCGCCTATTCCAGTGTATTACACAAGACCTCAAGGCCGGTCTGCTACGTTTGCAACAGCACAAAGTGCAGCAAGCGCAAGTAAGATAGGCGAATTTCTATTAACCCGAAAAGCAAATTACGGAGTTGCCACAATTAGTGGTGAAGCTGTAGCTGCTTCAGAAGGTGATAGGTATAGTTTCCTAAACGCAATGACCACCGAAATTGACGGTGTGATGCGCTCAGTAGGAGATTCAATTTCAAGAAACCTTTACCGTGACGGTTCTGGTGCAATTGGAGTGGTGAATAACTCTAGTTTTTCAACTACGTCACTTGACCTGGTAACAGACATGGACAGTCTCAACTTTGAAGTTGGAATGGTTCTGCAAGTTTCAGGAACCAAATCTGGTGGATCTGTTAGGTCTGGCACATTAACTGTTGATGGGGTAAATCGTGGCGCGAGCAGCAACCAAATTACTATGTCCGCTAATTTGAGTGGTTGGTCCTCAGTCGCGCAGAATGATTATATTTACCAAAGTGGTGATTATGATGGTGCATTAACTGGCCTTGCGGGTTGGTTGCCAGCAACTGCACCTGGATCAACTGCATTTTTTGGTCAGGACCGTACTGCTGACATAACCAGGTTATCTGGTCAACGGTATGATGGTTCTAGCGGAACTATTCTGGAAGCACTCATCGAGGGAGCAGCATTAGCAGCTCGCGAAGGTGGGAAACCAGACTATATGTTCTGTTCATTTGCTGATTTTGTCAGCATTGAAAAAGCCATGAACGCCCAGGTACAGAGAGATGTTAAAGCATCTGATTCCGTTTCCGGTTATCGTTCTCTGGAGTTTTACGCACCTCACGGTGTTGTAAAGATTGTTCCAGACAAAGATTGTCCTGGTTCCACGGCATATATGCTTCAGCTGGACACTTTTTCGCTTATGAGTATCGGATCTTGCGTACAGCTCACAGAGCTTGACGGAAACCGTGTTCTGAGGCAGTCTGCAGATGATGGCATTGAGGTGCGTGTTCACTCGTATTCTCAGCTGGCGTGTACTGCTCCTGGCAAAAACTGCGTTGTAACCTTACCATAAACGAAAGGGGACAATATGGCAGATAAAATCTTTTTTGACGTACAGGCTTTAAATCCTTACGTTAAAATTGTTTGCGGATCATTTTTACCTAATGGCAGTAGTGCAGTCGATAATGACAGTAATACTGGCACAGGCTGGACTGTAGCAAGGGGGGGAACTGGAAGTTTTACAGTTACCCTGACAGATAAATACCCTGCGCTGCTGAGTGGTCAATGTTCATTGGCCTTGAATGCAGCTGCTGACAGTAAGGTTCAATTTGGTGCAATTGATGTTGCAAGTGCAAAAACTGTAATCATTAACGTGATTACAACTGCATCTGCAGCAGATATTGCTTCTAACGCAAACAACCGTATTCATTTCTGTTTATTTCTACGTAACTCAAGTCTCACTAAATAAGGGGGATATATGAGTGTAGGGAAAGACACAGCCATGATTATCCTGGGGAAGAAGGGCAAAAGACACTCTGAACCCCACGATGACATGGATTTTGATGATGATGAATACGAAGAAGAAGACGAAATGGAAGAATACTCCGATGAACAGCATGAAATGGCAGAAGAACTAATCTCTGCAGTAAAAGGTGGAGACAGCGAAGCTGTCCTGGATGCTATTCACGGAATATACAATAGCTATTGAAGGTAGAGTAATGGCAGACATTGTAAGTTTAAGTGAGCTGCGTCTTTTAGCGCAGCAACGTGCTGACATGGAAAATAGCCAATTCATCACAGATGATGAGTGGCGCAGGATGATTAACAGAGGGTACGCAGAGCTGTATGATCTCATAGTAACGAGCGCAAACAGTGAAGATTATTTCCTCAAATCCGGTACAATTTCCTTGACAAGCGGAACTTCAACTTATGATCTTCCTACAGATTTCTACAAAAGTCGAGGGGTGGACCTGAACACCGGTGGTGCAAAGGTTCCACTCCGTAGATACAATTTCAGTGAGCGCAATATTGGCGGGCTATATTCTGTAGCATCCGATATGCGTTATCACATTCAATCAAATTCAATTGTTTTCAATCCTAAACCTAGTGGAAGTGACACTGTAACAGTTTACTATATTGCTTCACCCAGGAAATTTCTTGAATACACAACAACTGCAATTGGGCGTGGATCTACAACCCAGTGGACCATTGGCACAAATTCCTTCCAGGTAGGTGATTTACTGGATGGAGTGGATTTCCTGGCAGATGATTATAACGTAACACAAACAGTTACGGCAGTGGCTGCTGCCACTGTTAATACAGATCTGGATTCATCCGGTCTTGCAGATCCAACTGTATTTGGAAATATTGAATCCAGGTACGATTTCTACAGTGGATGGGATGAATATTTAATTGTGGCAGCTGCAATATCGGCACTCATAAAAGAGGAAGCAGATGTATCTGCATTATTTGCGATTAAGCAGCAGGTGCAGGAAAGAATTATTGCAGTCTCAGAAATGCGTGACCTGGGAGAACCAACAACTGTTGTTGACGTAAGTAATTATAATTCACTCTATAACACAGCAACAGCATGAGTGGTATTACATTTACTCAGCTGTCAACAGGAAATGAAGCAACTGACCAGGTACAGGGTTACATTTCAACTGCACTTGCTCCACTTTTTCAGCTGCCTTTTGCTTCTGGCAACCGTGTTCAGGATGTTGATATTACAACTGCAGACACAATTGTAGATCATGGGCTGGAGCAAAAACCAGAGGGATGGATAGTTTTAAAGCAGGATGCAGCCCAGGTAATTTATGAAAGTGCAACCACAAATGACTTTCCTGAAGCAACTATTATCTTGCAAGCAGGCGGGACAGTAACCGTAGATTTATTCTTTTTCTAAAAAAATACTATGGCAACAGCAGGAACAAACATAACAGCAATCGCAAAACCAGCAGTTGGAACCACTACATCTCCAACGTGGGCCACCAATTTAAACACTACCATTGATGCAGTTGATGACCACGATCATTCAACGAACAAAGGTATAAGAATTACACCAGCTGCAGTCAATATTAATGCGGACCTGGAATTTAATCAAAACAGTGCATCAGAATTAAAGAATGTTATTTTTGACAGTACAGTAACTGCAGCCACAACAAGCTATTCAATGTACCAGGCAAGCGGGAATTTATACTGGAGAAATGGATCTGGAACTGCAGTCCAGGTAACAACTGGAGGTGCAGTAAATGCTGGAGCAGGGAGCATAACGGGCATGACTTCAACGGATGCGGGTGTATCTTATACGGATGGCAGCAAAACATTTAACTTCTTTACCGATTCAGGTAATTCAGACTATGGGAAAATGGCTCATGCCGATCTACTCCTTTTCACTTACACAAATGATAATGTTGCAGATACTGACTACATTACAATGGTGTGCAGTGCATCAGCTTCAGGCAGCAGCGGAACTATTACTGTTCCAGCGGAGACAGGGACTTTACTGACAACTGCAACCAATTATGCTGGTGCAATAAATATTGCTACCAGTAACTCCAACAACAACATTGCACTGAAACCAAATGGGACCGGATTTGTCATGGTTGGAAATGCCGGTGCAACTGGAAAAGTAACTTCAAATGGTGCATACGATTTAATTTTAAGCACAAACAGTGGAACCAATTCTGGAACCATTACAATCACTGATGCTGCAAATGGTGACATCACACTTGCCTGTAATGGAACTGGTGATATTGAGTGCAGCAGTGATGTTAAAACTTCAACTACAAAAAAGGTTTATTCAAAAGGAAATTTTGCACAGACTAACCTGGTTGCAAGTTTAATTCATGGATATTAATAATGAGCCAGACAAAAGTTAGAGGTTATACCGTAGATTCAGGGTCAATTATAATTCCAGATGAAATAAATAGTAACATTACCATTGCCTGCAATGGTACAGGTGGCATTGAGTGCAGCAGTGATGTTAAAACATCAACTGCAAAAAAAGTTTATTCCAAAGGAAACTGTGTTCAGACCAGTTTTCATTCTTCATTAATATTTAGTTTTTAGGAGGTAGAAAAATGGCAATTCCAAGTGGTTCTGGCACAGAAGTTTTGAAACGTGGAACCTTCACTGTTACAGATACAACAGATACAAAAATTATAGATGGTGTAGCAAATCACATTTATACTGTTCTGTCAATTGTAATAACTGAAACAGCAGGCGCAGCAGAAACTTTTGGTCTTTTCCTAGATCCAAGTGCAGGGGGAACTGATTATGAAATTATTTCCCTGGCAACAGCATTGGCTGCAGACACAACCTTTATATTTAATGACCGTCTGGTATTGACCGGAACAGATGAACTTAATTTCAAAGCAGGCGGGACTTGTGACATAGATATTGTCATTAGTTATATAGACCAGGATTGGACTTAATTGAGAAGGATTAAATTATGAGTGGGGTTATATATGGTGATTTACTCACAAGTTCCAGATTAACTCCTTCAGCTGGTGGTGTTGAAAGTGGAACAGTAATGATTTTCAACCAGACTGCAGCACCTACTGGATGGACTAAGATTACTGGTTCTGGAAATGATTCTGCACTCAGAGTAACTACTGGAACAGCAGGGACAGGAGGTTCAGTTGCATTTGAAACCGCTTTTGCCTCACAGACTGTACCAACTCACCAATTAAGTATTGCAGAAATGCCAGCACATACTCACACATATACTCATGTTGAAGCGTATGCACCCACAACATCTGCATCCTCAGCATGGGCAGGAAGTGTATCTGACCAACCTACAGGATCAACCGGAGGTGATGGTTCTCACGGACATGGTAGCATTAACCTAGATGTTTCATACATTGATGTAATTAGAGCTACAAAGGATTAAATTATGAGTGGGGCTATACATGGTGATATGATTGCAAGTTCCAGATTAACTCCGTCAGCTGGTGGTGTTGAAAGTGGAACAGTAATGGTTTTTAGCCAGACTGCTGCTCCTACTGGGTGGACTAAAGATACATCATCAAATAATGATACTGCACTTAGAGTAACTACTGGAACTATTGGAACAGGTGGAAGTGTTGCATTTGAGACTGCATTTGCTTCACAGACTATTCCAACTCACCAATTATCTATTGCAGAAATGCCGGCACATACTCACACATATACTTATGTTGAAGAAGAGAGCAACGACACTGTTGGATCTCCGTGGTGTTCAGCAGTATCCACTCAGGCTACAGAATCAACTGGAGGTGATGGTTCTCATGGTCATGGTAGTATTGACCTAGATGTTTTATACGTTGATGTAATTATAGCAACAAAGGATTGATATATATGAGTGGAACTTTATATGGTGATGTGATTCCAAGTTCAAGATATACTGCGCCAGCTGGTGGTGTTGAATCTGGTACAAAGATGACTTTCAGACAAACATCCGCACCTACTGGATGGACTAAAATCACTGGTTCTGGCAATGATACTGCCCTTAGATTAACTACTGGTACTGTTGGAACAGGTGGCTCAGTTGCTTTTGAGACTGCATTTGCTTCACAGACTATTGCATCTCATACAGTATCTACTGCAGAATTGCCAGCACATACTCATACTTATGTAAAAATTGCCATGACCAGCAGGACAGATGGTGGTTCTGATTGGGCTGCAGGTTCCCAAGCAGGTATTGCATCAGGTTCAACTGGAGGTGGTGGTAGTCATGGTCATGGAAGCATTGATCTTAATGTTTCATTCATTGATGTAATAATTGCAACAAAGGATTAAATTTGGCTTCAGGATATACAGTAATAAAAGACGATTCAGCAATTTATAAAAATGGAGAATCAATTGAAGGATGTGATATGTCTGGATTGCCAGACGATTTTCATGCACTTCAATGGGATGGAACAAATGGTGAAATTGAATATACAGGTAATATAAAACCAAATTTAGTTGTTTCATCAAAATCACAAATAGAATCTGCATTAGGAATTTCATTGCCTACTTTAATTGAAAGACGGACTGCAAGAATTTCAGAAATTAAGGAAGAAGAAGAAGCAGCAGAAGCAAAAAGAGTAGTAGAAAGAGCAGCACTAATAGAAGCAGATAATGAGTGATTATTGTCCGTTAATACAAAAGAAATGTAAGGAACACAAATGTAAGTTCTACATTCAGATAATGGGTAGGAATCCAAATACAGGACAAGAAGTTAATGAGTGGAATTGTGCTGTAACATGGTTGCCGATGTTATTAATTGAAGGAAGTCAACAAACCAGACAGGCAGGATCTGCCATAGAATCATTTCGGAATGAGATGGTAAAGGCAAACGAGGAATTATTAATGCTACAGAATTGATATGAAGAAAGAATCTCTGGATGAACAGATCCAGAAAGCAGACCAGGAACTGGAATCAATATTAACAAACATAAATGAATTAGCGACACGGCAGCAAAGACTAATTGGCTACAGACAATGTTTAATTGACATGAAAGATAAAAATGCCACTACAAAAAACACTGGTTCCGGTTAGTATAATTGATGGGTTGGACACTAAAAATGATCCAAAACTCACGCCTAAATTAACTGATTTGCAGAACGGCAGATACACTGTTGGTTCCCAGGTTTCAAAACGCCTGGGGTACTCTGCACTTTCCCAAAATATTTCCGGTACAACAAGCCTGCTTTCTTCTGGTGATGGACTAACTTCATTCCAGGATGAGCTGTTGGAATTTTCCAGCTCCAAACTCTACAGTTATTCTTCCTCAGTTTCCAGGTGGACCGACAAAGGAGGATTCCAGAGTGTCAAAATTGACAGTGATGATGTAATTCGGAATACTTCTGAAGCAAAAAACCAGGATTCCTGTATTGCATCCGGTCTGCAGTTATTTGCCTGGGAGCAATATACTGTTGCAGGCGCATTAGAAGGAATTTATGCCTCTGTAAGAGATTCTGTTACTGGCGCAATATTCCAGGCTGCCACCCTCATTGATGCAACTGCAATAAATCCCAGGTGCGTTGCATTAGGTCCAACTCCAACATTGGTTTATTTGGATACATCAGCATCTCCGTATGTTATGAAATGTGTCCGATTGGACACTAACAATCCGGTTGCTTTTTTAACTACAAACACAATTTCATCATTAGTTAATGCCTCAAATCCAGTTTATGATATTCAAGTCTATTCAGATCATGCAACTGTAGGGAATGCTATTTTTTGTTACAATCAGTCAGGTTCAACAAGAATTGATGTGGGTTTCATCACCATTGATGGCGTGGTGGGAACTCCAGGTAGTGGCTACCCTGGAATAGCAACAATATTATCAACCATTGCAACAGACACAATTGCAATTTGTGGAGATCAAATAAACTCTGCACCTACAGAAGAAAATCGCATATATGTTGGTTATGCTTCCACTACTGCATCAGCAGGTTTAAAAATAAAACGCCTAAAATCAACTTTGGAGGTGGAAGCAACGCACACGGTTGAAGGAACTGGAACCAAAATTGATGGGTGCAGCATGATAGTTACCCAGGCGGGAGATCTGCAAATTATTTATACATTAAATGCCACAAATACTTATGACCACCAGGTAAAAGGCGCACTTTATAACATTACTGATGATTCTATGGGATCATCTGCAATCATAAAGCGCAGCGTTGGTCTTGTATCAAAAATTTGGGAGTATGATTCCAAAAATTATTTTGTATGTGTCCATGATTCAAATTTACAACCAACATATTTTCTATGCGATACAGACGGTCTTTTAAGTGCCAAGATACTACCTGGAACAGCTGGCGCACTTCCAACTAAAACATTTCTTTCTTCAGTCACTCCAAGTGCCACTGGTATTTATCAATTTGGTGGGTTAGTCAGAACAAAGTTAATCAGCAAAAATAATGACTTATATTCTCTCACTGGTGTTTCAAATATTACGCTGGATTTCTCTTCAGTTGAAAGATTTGAAGCAGCAGAATTGGGAGGAAATCTGCACATTGGAGGTGGATTTGTTTCAATGTATGATTCCCAGGAAATTGTGGAGCTGAATTACCACTTATATCCAGAAAATGTTTCTGCAGCGGTAAATAATTCCTCTGGATCTCTGGCAGCAGGTACATATCTATTCCAGGTAATCTGGATCTGGACTGATGCAAAGGGGCAGGACCATCGAAGCGCACCAAGTGTGGCAGTTAGTGCAACAACCACTGGTGGATCTTCAACGGTAACACTCACAATACCATCCCTGCGCCTGACTCAGAAAACAAATGTGGTCTGTGAGGTTTACAGGACTGTCACAACTGGCAGGCTACTTTTTAAGATTGGCAAGGTTATAAATAATACAGCAGCTGATTCAATTTCATTTGCAGATGCTGGTGCAATCAGTGATGCAAATTTGGTTGCAAAGGAATCACTTTATACTAATGGTGGACAAATTGAAAACATACCACCACCAGCTTCCCTGGTATTAGCAACTTACAAAAACAGGTTGGTTTGTGTATCGTCTGAGAATCCCAAAAAACTAATCTATTCAAAGAAAAGAACACAACTTGGTCCAGTTGATTTTTCAGATGTTTTCAGTATTGTTTTGAACAAAGCAAGAAGGGTTACTGCACTGGCAGAATTTGACCAAAAACTGATTATATTTGAACCTAACCAGATATTTTATATCACCGGCAACGGTCCCACTTCTTCTGGTGCGCAAAATGATTTCAGTCCACCCCAGGTTGTAACAGGTGATGTGGGGTGCAGCAATACTAACTCACTTGTTTTAATGCCACTTGGTTTAATGTTCCAATCTAATAAGGGCATATATCTGTTAGACCGGTCCCTGCAGACTACTTATATTGGTGCAGATGTTGAGGCATATAATGGACTCACAATTACCAGTGCAGAACTTATCCGCAATGAAAACCAGATCCGCTACCTCACCAGTGATGGCAGATGCCTGGTATATGATTATTTCTATGGGAAATGGAGTACCTGGACAAATCACCAGGGCAATGGAGCAACGATCTGGAACAGCAATGGAAATTATGTATATTTACGCACCGATGGGCGCATATTTGAACAATCTGCCACTTCATATAAGGATGACAATGATCCTGTAAACATGAGCATGACAACTGCGTGGGTTAAAACAAATGGCATACAAGGATTCCAGAGAATCAGACGAACATTTGTTTTGGGAGACTTCAAAAGTACCCACACCCTGAAACTTGAGTGTGCATTTGATTACCAGGATTACTACAATGAAATTCACAGGTTTGATTATGTTACTGATCTTGGTATGAATGAGTTTGGTGATGACTTTCCATACGGTGAGGAGGGTTTTTTAGGAACTGACTCTGGAGTAAATGATGGAGTTTACCAATTTCGTGCGCACATGAAAAAGCAAAAATGCCAGAGTGTCAGGTTCCGTATTACTGATACTGAAGATTCCGATCCAGGACAAGCCTACTCAATTTCAAGTCTCATGCTAGAAGTTGGCGTGAGGGGTAATACAATGAAACTACCAGCACAAAAACTAACATGATGAACCAAGCAATGCAACCACAACAAATGGGGGGAATGGGTGGAACTCCAGAACTATCAGAAGAAGAGCTGAGAAAACTTGCAATGCTCTTGCAGCAGATACCCGATGGAGAAGGTCTGGCAACTATTAACCAGGATGAAGCAGAGTTGATGAAAAGTTACGGAGGGTCTGGAACTCCGCTGCCTGGAACACAGGGACTTGGACCTGGTGGTGGTCCTGTAAGGAGTTTCCAGGAGGGTATGTTTTCTGATGATGGGGATTACGATACAAGTTTTGGTAATGATTCTTCAGGTGGTTCTTCAAGTAGTTCAAGTAGTTCAAGTGGTTCAAGTAGTTCTTCAGGTAGTTCTTCAGGTAGTTCTTCAAGTGGATTAGCAGGGTTATCAAATGACCGGAGAGAAGCATTTTATCAGTCACAGACAAAAAACAACGAAGATTGGGGACCACCTGGAGAAGGTGGAACAGGACCAGGGGGCAGAAAAGATTATAGACCAGATCAAGGACAATTTGAAACCAGGCCACATATTATTCAAGCCAGAAACACTGCAGCAGGCAGGTCTGGTGATTGGAACGCACACGTTAGTCAAGGGGGAAGCACTGGAGGAAGTGGTGGAACAGCAGCACCACCACCACCACCACCAAAATACAAAGACATGAATGGAACGGAGTTTAACACCCAGGCCGAAGCAGATGCGTCAAATGAAGCGATTAAAGCTGCAATGGCAGGTATCGAAGGGCAAACACTCACAACTGATTCAACTTATGAAAGGTGGACTGCGAGGCACAAAGATGATCCTGCTTATGAAGGTTTAACACCAGAGCAGATGGAAACTGCTTATAATACTGCACTCACCAAATCCCAGGAAGATGCGTCTGCCCAGGTTCCTAAGATGGTGGAAACCATGAACAACTATTTTTCTGGTGCAGATATTGACGAAAATGCAACGTATGAGGAATTTGCAGCGTCTGTTGGTGCTGCAATGCCTGCAAACTTATCTGAAGCAACTATGCGTGATATGTACGAAAATGCACGCAAAAAGTTCCAGCGCGGAGAAGCATTTACACTGACTCCAGAAGAGGTTGCAGATTTTGAACGTACTGCAATTGAAACTGCAACCGTGGATGATGCAGAAGATGTTGATTTAGGCACTGTTGATGATGCAACCATGACAACCGTTGGCGAAGTCGATGACGTTACACCAACTGAAGTTGAAGCAATTAAGTCAGTGACTGATGCTGATTTAGACGTAATCTTTACAGGCGGAATTGACGATGCAGAAGAACTACTTCTAGCCAGGGTAAATGGCACTGCAGATTCACCTGCAGAACGCCAGTTAATGAGAAGTTCAGAGCAGAACTTGCGGATGATGCTTGGTGCAACTTCTGGAGGTGACGCAGATCCTGCAAAGATTCGGCAACTGAAAAATATATGGGCGGATCAAACACAATTTGCAATTGGTGAAGCAGCAGATTTGCGTAGTAAAGAATCCCTGGCAGCAGAGTCTCAGCTAGTGGAATTGTATAAAGGCAAATCCACCATGAAGCTCAATACCAAACTTGCCAACATGGAGAAGGATAAGCAGGCTGCATTTAAAAATGGTGATCTGGCCCTGGCAGGAAAACTGGCAAATCAGCAAACATCCTTGCAGAAAGTAATTACACAAGCATCCTTGGACACAAACACCAAACTTGCCAATTTGGAAAAGGCCAAAACTATGGCAATTGAGCAGGGTAAAACGGACCTGGCAACAAATATTGCTAACCTGCAAAAGAACCTTACGATTTCCACCGTGGATGCAAAATTAGCTGTCACGCAGCGTTCAATGGATGATGCCCTGGCAATGGCTGCATATAAGGGTCAGCAAGCTCTGCATGGTCTGGAAGCACAGATTGATACAGAGACAATGAAGGCAGATTTAACTGAGATGGGATTTGATCTGCAGCGTGACCTGGCAGAGCTGGATTCAGCAACTCAAATTAAAGTTGCAGAACTGACAAAACAGTGGAGAGAAGCACAGGGTGATGACCAGAAACAGGGTGCAATTATTGGTGCATTAGGGACTATATTAGCTGCTTGGGCTTCAAAACCTACGCCCTCAGATAAACGATTGAAAACAAATATATCCCCTGGAGGTGGAGAAGTTGAGTCATTCCTGGATGCACTGAATTCATATAAATACGAATACAAAGATGAAAATGCACCAGGCGCAGACGCAGGTATGTTTGTGGGTGTGATGGCGCAGGACTTAGAAAAAACGCCTATGGGAGCATCTTTTGTAAAAGACACACCAAACGGTAAGCAAGTGGATTATGGTCACGGACTAGCAGCGATCCTGGCAAGCCAGGTAAACATTCACGACAGATTAAGACATTTGGAGGAAGGTTAAAATGGCACTAATGGATAACAACGAAGACGCGCAATTAGCAGCACTGTTAGATGTAGGCAACACAACAGACGCAGCTGCACCTGGCGCACCCCCCCAGGAAGAAATCAGAGTGGTCAAACCTGGTGACACCTTAATGGGAATTTCTCAGGAAGTAGGCGTGCCACTTCAAAAACTTGCTGAAGATAACGGTATTACAGATGTAAATGTAATTCAACCAGGGCAGGAAATTCGTTACACAAAACCTGCTCCACCAGATACAGATATAAGTGCTAAACCTGAAGCTGCCACTGAGGGTTTTGATATTGGGGATCTAACAATTGAAGGTGAAACAACTACAGCTCTTGACGCAGCTGCTGGCAGTGCCCCTATTTTACCAAATGCAGCAACTGAAAATAAACGGCAACAACAACTACAACTGGCAACAAGTGATGAGGGAACACCAACAGATACTCAAACTATAAGTGAATTAGATTTTGAATCAAAACCTGTTGCTGAAGCTAGTATTGATGATGGACCAGTTACTGAAGAAGTAATTGAAGAACCTGGTGATCTTAGCACTTTAGAAGTAACAGAAGCATCTGCAAAACAGGCTGCTGAAATTGTAGGTTCAACCCTGTCAGAAGATTCAAAACCTGTTTACACTGATATTATAAAAAAAATTGATGACCTTGGTTATGATGCTCAACCTGAAAATTTCTATGAGAAAATTGCAGATGATATAAATAAAAAAATTGATGCCTACAATACTAAAATTAGTGATATTGCAGAAGAGAAACAGAAACCAACTTTTGAAGGATGGAACAAATTCCTGGCAGTATTAGGTGCAGCTATGGGGGCATACGGTAGTGCAATGACCGGCACGCCAAACTTTGCACTTAAAATTATGAATGATGCAATTGACAGAGATGCACAGGCATTTTTGAAGTCAAAAGAAGTACGCACAAAATCCTTGGAGAATCAACGTATGGATTTGATAATGCGCAGGGGTGAGTTGCTGCAAATGGCACAAAACAGGGTGACTCAGCTGATGCAATCTCAAACATTCAAACTGTCACAGGAAGAAGCAAAAGCCAATATAAAGGCTATAAGTGACAATTTTGTACAGGCAGAAGAAAAAAACAAACAAGATTTGAAGTTGGTCCTGGCAGGTCATATTGTCAAATTAATTACTTCTGAACAGGCACTAAAAGCGTCACTAAACAAAGAACAAAGTGCAAGACTTGTTTCACACATAACTTTTAAGGATGGCAAAGGTAATGATTTTATTGCACCTGCTTATGTTGCTCCAACTGAAAAAGAAGCAATAAAAGACCGTGACAAACAGGAAGCAACAGAAAATATTTTATTAATAGTTGACCAACTAGAACCACTTTATGATGATGCAGCCAGATTTGCACCAGGGGCTTTTTCAGAAACGAGGATTAGAATTAATGCGTTAAACAAAAAGTTGGAATCTGCCGTTAAAATTGCTTTGGGAATGGGTGCGCACTATACACCTTATGAGGTTACAATTGTTGCTGCACAAATTCCAAGTGCAACTGATTGGACTGAAATGGTAGGTACTGCCAAGAAGAAAATAAATGCACTCAGAGACAGCATGGTTATTGATATGAAAGCTGCCAGGCAGGGAGTAGTTACAGATTTTAGTACATCACCCACAAAAACGAAAATACCAGGCTTGAATAAAGGCGTAACAAAAGCATCTAACTAATGGCAAAACTTTACGATAACAGATTAGGTGCAGGTGTCCTGGTTGCAGATGAAAGAGTAGATGCGCTGATTCAAACAGGCAATTACTCATTCATTAAAGGCCCAAACATACACTTAACTGATGAAGCAGGCGAGCTGTATAATGTTCCACCTGAGAATGCAAAAGCTGCAATTGAAGCAGGATATTTCTATGCGCCTGCACACGTTGTCCAGGAAGGAAGATTAAAGCAGGAAATTGAAGAAACACCATTGCAATCTGCAGGATATGGATTGCTGCGTGGTGTTTCTTTTGGGGCAACTGATTATTTTGGACCTAAACGTGAGCTGCAGCTGCGCAGGGAAATGCAACCTGGGTGGACTGCAGCCGGTGAAATTGCTTCCCTGGTAACTCCAGGAGGATTGACAGGACTTGCTGCTAAAGGTGCAAGGAATGCTGCAACTGCATTATTCAAGTCTGGTGTTAAAGCAACCCAGGCAGCAGATAAAGCAAAGCGAGTTGGTTCAGTATTAAATTCCAGGGTGGTCCGCGGAGCAGTAGGGGGTGCAGCCGAAGGTGCAGCTGTAGGGACAATGTACGGAGTAAGCGGGCAGCTGCTGGATGATCCAGAGAACTATCCAACTTTTGCAGATCATATCTATGCGGGGGCAGGTTTTGGTGCAGTAGCAGGTGGAGTTATCAGTGCAATTGGAGGTGCGTTAAGTGGCGCAGGTGGTATGTTCAAGAAAATGAGGGACCGCGCTTACTGGAGAGTATTAGATCCCAAAGCAAAAGAATTTAGAGATGTAACAAAGGGGGGTAAACACATTGACGGTGATACGGAATTAGGCAGGATTATGGCGCAGCTGGATTCCAAAGATCCAAACACCGGCAAGCGCATAATGGAAAACCTGGATGATGCAAAAGAACTAATTAAAGAAATTGATAATACTTTATTGAACAGGTATGGACAAAGAATAGATGAAATTATTGCTACTGTCACAAAGGCAATAAAAAGATCCGGTCAGTCTGTAGATGATATTCAGCTGAACATTGATGCTACTGCAAGACGTATGTTAGATGAAATTGCAGAACCAATGAAAGGCGGATTGCAGCTGCAAGCATACAAAGCACAATACAGAAGAGCAGTACAGGCAATTGAGGAATTTAAGAGATTAGCAAGAGAAACATCTGGCGGAAAAGACACTTTAACATTTCGCCAGGCAGAAGAAATAAAAAGGATATTTGGCAAAGCTGCGTTTAAGAATAAAGCAACCCCTGAAGCGCAGCGGGAATTTATGCAGCAGATGACTGCAATAATCCAGAAAAGTAGTGAAGAATCCCTGGAAGCAATTGCCGGTAAATTAAGCAGGGTTAATGGATTCGATCAATCAATCTATGCGGAATTTCTGGATGCTAAATTAGTCTTTGGTGCATTGAATAAGATCCGCGCTTTAGCTGTTGGTGCAGCTCAAAGAGAATCCACTAATGCCAGGATTCCACTTACTTCCTGGATAACTGGAGCAGGATTAGGTGGTGGTATAGCATCTACAGCAGATAGTGTGGTTGCAGGTGGTGCAATGGGGGCAGCCACATTTGCAGGCACTGCACTTTTAAGAAAGTATGCAAAAGATTCCGGTGAACTATTACTTGCCAGGACCATGAACCGGATCACGGACTATGGCGAGATGCTGAACAGTGCAAATGTTTCCCAGGCAGCGATCCATAAGTTTGTGGACCTACTGGTTAGGGGGGGATCTGCAACAACAGTAAAAATAGCAAATCCGTTTCCAGATAATGATAAAAAGACAGTCAAAAGATTTAATAAAATAAAGAAAGATGTTGAGCTGC